GAGACATAACATCTCCATCATTTCAGTTATTTATACTAGGTTCTTTGAGTAATTTCCATCCTCCACTAATTGTTTTTTTATTTCCTTTTAATAATGCATTAACATATTTGTAATTTAATCCATGTTTTTCGGAAAATTCACGTTGATTAAATCCCTCATGCACATTTCCTTGAGGATCTATCATTTTAAATGAAAATTGCTTACTATTTTTTACACGAGTTGGAAAATAACTACCATTTTTTCTCTGTTTTTTCCCTTCTGGTGGTTTAAAACCATAAACTGTCCATCCATTATGATGATTTATATCTCCTCTGACCATAGCAGTAAAACACACTGGATCTAAATTATGTTTTGTAGCAAAGGGTTTACATTGAATACCTTCATAAATTACTCCTTCTGGACTTACTACTTTAAACTTTCTACCACACTCTTCCTTTGGTTTTACTCCCCTTAATCTACTGTTTTTCATCGCATTCTCTCTTGCCATTCTTCTGCGTCGTTTTAACTTTACAGGATCTTTCTTAACCACTTCTTCTCTATATCTTTTATCCATAGCCGCTTTCTTTACTTTGCCTTCTGGAGTTGCTCTCCATTCTCTCGCTTTGCGATTGATTTTCTCTTTATTTTTTTGATGATATTCTTTTTTTCGTTGAAGCACTCCTTCTCTATATTTTGGATTATCTCTATATCTTTTATCAGATTCACTCTTTGATTTTTTCTTCTCTTCTAATGTTCTCCATACAGTTCTATGTTCACCACCTATGGAATCATTAATTAAAATTCCACCTTTATCATATTTTTTCCTTCCGTATTTTAAAATTAATTCTTGTTCTAATTTTAATGCTTCGTCTTCAAAGAGATTCTCTTTAATTTTTACTCTCCTTTCTCTACGAGGTAATATATGACCATACTTATCATGTATTCTATATCCTTGTCCTTTTCCTATGTAATAAGGAGTTTCGTCTTCACGAAGATATGCGTAAACATAAAAATAATTTAATATACCTTCCTTCTTTAATTTTTGTATGTCACTTGAATGATTATCTTTCATAATTAAAATTTATCTTTGAGTAAAGTCAATACCCTCCATATGATCATATTCGTGTTGAAAGACTCTAGATGCAAGACCAGTTAATTTTATTTTATGAGTTTTTTTATCTACATCTTCATACTTTACAACAATTTTATCAGGTCTCTTAACCTTTAAGAAAAGTTCTGGATAGGATAGACATCCTTCTTCCATTTCAACTTCTTCAGTGTATGATTTGATAATACGAGGATTAAAACATACCATTACTTCGTTATGTTCTAAATCTCTTACCATTACAAATGCTCTTTCCCAGATACCAATTTGGTTTGCAGACAGACCAATACCATTGTAATGGATCATATTCTCAATTAATGTGTTAGATAAAAATTGACGATCTAATTTATAACTACAAGAATTAACTCGATGATGAAATAATTGATGTTTTGGTTCTACTAGTTCTCTTATCATTAGAATCCTGATTGAAACTTTTGCCATTCAATGGCATTTTTAATTTGAAATGTGCGACCTGAAATATTGCGAATAATCTCTTCAAGAAATTTAAGTGTGACATCATAATACTTTATCTTCATGTCAATTACATTTAACTTCTCATCTGCCTCCATATGCCTCTGTACTGCATCTTTCTCCCTAACCTTGTATGGAAATGGGTCTTCTGCATATACCTCTGCAGGTGCTTTACCCGTATAGTAATTATGTCTTTCTAAACGAATACGATTATATGACTCTCTTGCCTTTTCTCTCAATAAAGAAATAGTATTATAGACTGTATAATACTTTGAGTGAAGTTGAGGTATTTTTAAAGATTCATTATGTAGATTATCAGGATCAATGTTCGCATCACGCTCCCACATCTCCTGAATTTTGTCAAGATTCATAAGCGGGTTCTACCATCCGTATCAAATATACTATACACAGTATAACGCATAACTACCTCTGCTGTAAAGTAGTTTATGTCGGTCTCTGTAGCGTCAAATTCTAAAGATGTTAATGCAACTGGAAATAGATCGTTGAATTTTACAATTGCAACATCTTGAAAATTACTGTTTAATATGTGCAAACTACCATCACTAAAGACTTCTTTCTCATCTCTTAGACCATCTTCATCAGTAGTTTGATCTTTAAATTGTTGTGGAGTTTCTGGAAAACCAATACCTTTTAACCAATTGTGTACTGCCATGTAATTTTTCATGTTCTCATCAACTAAAAATCTTATAGTTAAATCACCATAAGTTAGTTTCTCACCAGGCACATCAATATCTTTTAAATACGATGGTTGAATAGCAGTTCCAAGTGATAACTCTGGTATTCTAGCAGAATTTGAGAAAAAAGAAATCTTCGGATATTTTGCCAAAGTAAATTTAAACCCAACAGGTGATAAAAAATTGCGATTTTGTATCTGGTTAACAAAGGGGTCAGCCATTACTCACCTCCACCACCGCCGTTTCCACCACCACCGTTTCCACCTCCGTTTCCTCCACCATTTCCATTTCCACCACCGTTTCCATTACCGTTGCCATTACCATTACCATTTCCACTGTCATCATCACCACTGTCAGAACGATTATCAGGTGCTAAACGTCCACCATATCCCATTCTATATCCAGTTGGAATTTTTTTGCATTTCTTATCAGTGAAACAGTAATATTGTCCTGCAGGACATTTCTTTGCTTCTGTAGATTCTTTAAACTCTTTATAAGTTTTTTTTGTTAAAGTACTTTTGTTCATGTAATTTATAAACTCGTTGGATGCATCAACCATATTATCTATATCATCTAGAGACAATTTTTTAACAGGAAATATATTAGACCACCTGTAGCTTAAATCCATAGGTGACTGATAGGCATTAGTCACCATGTAGTTCCACAGAGTTTTATCAAACCCTGCTACTGGTGATGCTGCAGAACCACTAAAACCAGTATTACCTGTTCCAGATGGATCTGTATTCATTGTGGGAGCTTCTTTTAGAAACTGACCAAACTTTTTCACTCTTCTATAATTAAATTAAACCACTCTTCACTCATGCCTTTGATAATATCATCAGCAGATTCTTGATCTTGTGCATATCCTTCATGGATAAGATGATCAGAAACCTTTTTATAATTGTGATGAGCCTCTTGAGTTTCTCTTGGACTTGCTTTCATCGGTAGTTTTAGCTTTATATGTATTTAGACAAAAAAAGAGACTCCCGAAGGAATCTCTTTGAAAAGATATGTAATATCTGAATTACATTAGGTTAGAAACCTTAACTCTTCTGTAGTATACGTTACTATTACGTGAAAGTACACCAGGAGTAGTTGTTGTTGCACCTTTAGCAAATGGGTTTGCAACGATTCCGTAACGAGTCTTAAATCCAATTTTTGGTTGGAAGTTGTCTTGTCCGACACTTCTTACCATCTGTAATGGAACATATGGGCAGTAGAATAAACCTGCGTCATAAGGTGAAGTACCTTTGTATCCAGCAACGTAGTACTGCTGTGCAGCAACGTTTGCAGCGTATGGGTCAATGTAGACTCTGAACTTACCAGCAAGAACACCAGCAAATGTATTACCTGTGTCGTCAACGTTTAAGTTTGCATTTAACGCAGGAGTGTAGTCAAGTACACCAGCCATTGTTAGTGCAGAAGCAACGTCAGCAGAACAAAGGATCATGTTACCCTTTCCTCTACGAGTTTGCTGTGCGATTGCGTTAGCATCTCTTTCGATCTGGAAGATCAAACCTTTGAACTTCTCAACAGACCATCTTCCGTTTGAGTCAACGTCTAAGTCGAATGTACCAGAAGTTGCGGTATTAACTTGAGCACCAGGTGTGGCAACGTTATAGATTGTTCTAATAACTTCTCTGTTAATTTCAGCAAGTATTTCTGTTGAAAGAATGTTTGCTAACTCAGCCTCTGCGTTCAATCCGTGGATTGCCTTAAGGTCTTGAGCAAGTTCTAAACTGTACTCTGCCTTTAGTGCTCTGGATTTTGCAGTAACAGTGACTTTCTCGATTGAGAATGCCATCTGATGGAATGCTGCTGCGCCTGAACCATCTAAAGTTTCTGCCTCAGATGTAGACATACCCTGACCTACAGTGTAGATATCGGATTGTGCACTAGTTGTAGTAGCTGTTGGGTCAAGTAGAGCTGGGTTTGAACCTGTTTGTCCAGTTGTACCCAAACCAACCTGACTGTCAACCATGCCAGCAGTGTTAGTTCTACCTTCATTCTGTCCAGAGAATGCGGAATCTACTTCGTTGTAGAATGTCTCGTTTCCAGATGGACCTTCGTAACGAGATCTCATTGCGAATATAAGTCCTGTTGGACCATTCATTGGTTGTACACCAGCAAGGTCGTATGCCACTAAATTAGGCATTGCTCTTCTAATCAATGAGATTAGAACAGGGTCGAAACCTGCAACTGGTGAGTTTGCTGAACCACTAAAACCAGCGTTTCCTGTTCCTCCTGTTCCAGTGTTCATTGTAGGTTGCTCTGTTAAGAACTCCCTCTCTTCTCTTAATGCTTTTTCTTGGTTTTCCAAGAGAACTGCTGTAACCATCCTACGATGTGGATCGGATATTTTATCCTGTCCATCTGCGTTTAGAAGGGGTGCCCATTTCTCTTGTAAAGCCTCTTGATTAATTGGGGCTTGCATTGAAATTTTCCTTTTTATAAAAGTTTAGTTTGAATTTATGATATAAAAATCATATTTTAGAAACTCTATTGAGAGTCTTGAGGTATGATTCCATTGAAGGACTTACACTAGATGTGAAGTCTGTGGAACCTGTCTCTTCTGTTAGATTCTCTGTTGTGTTTCTTTGAGCTTTGTTTGTTGGGAAATAAGATTCCTTCAACGTTCCTAGCTTCTCACGGTATGCTGTTTCACTTTCAAACTCAACGTTTTCTACTAAACCAGCCAACTTGTCCTTTTGTGTTTGGGCAAGTCCATCAGTTACTTCTGCAAATACTACATCAGATACTGATTCGGCTAATCTCTTATTCAGAGCAACATTTTTTTCAATTTGCTCGTTGAGTTTACCTTCCATTTCATCAAGTTTATCTACCATGCTCTCGATGACATCGTATTTTTCTTCAGGGATTGTTACATAATGTTCTTCAAATAGACTCTTCATTCCAGAGATGAATGATTCAGTCATTTCTTCTTTAAGACCTGCTTCAACTGCGAGTTGGTTTTCTGCAATCCACTCATCAGCAACATACTCAAGGTATGAATCTACACGGTCTTTTAATTCTTCTTTAATAGAAGCAACTTCTTCTACGAGTTTTTCTTCGTAGGAGGCAGTTAACTCCTCTTTAATTCCAGATACTTTGGAATTAATTGCAGCTTCAAATATTGTTGCTGCTTTTGCTTTGAAATCTTCAGAGAGTTCTTCACCTTCAACAAGAGCATTGATGTCATCTTCGACAGAATACTCAATTGTTTCTTCTTCCTCTACTACTTCATCAGTAGTTGTCTCTTCTTCAGATACTACATCATCTGTTGTGGTTTCTTCTTCAGAAACTACTTCGTCAGTAACCACTTCATCTTCAGCAACTACATTGCCTTCGACTTCTTCTTCTTCCTTCATTCCTGCAGGAGGACCTTCAGCGGGTTTTGCACCTTTGTTGACAATATCCTTAACTTGCTTAAGAGTTTTGCCAGGTACGTTTAGTTTTGCCGAATCGTCATCGACTTTGTAATTTTGTGGAGTTGGGCCACCTAAATCTTCATACGATGGAGTTTGACCAGGAGTTGTCCCAGTTAGACTTGGCATCGCATCAGCTTTAGCAGCACCTTTAGTTACTACGTTTTCCATTTCTTGTAAATTGTTGCTACCAACAGACATGTTTTAATTTGATCTGTATTTATTTATAGAACTTAAAGATTAGAGAGAAAATCGTTAAACAGATTTAACTTTTGTTCTTCAAGTCTTTTTTGATCAACTAGAGTGTTGATTCGTTTCTCAGCCTTTGCTGCGAGTTGTTCACGAAGAATTCCTCCTTCCCAAATCCACTCTTTTCCTTCCATGATTCCTGATACAAAAGCATCGGGAGCAGAAGGATCGGCAACGATATCAGCAGCGGTTGCTAACATGAAATCTTCACCTACAACTTTGCATCCATGAAGGTCTTCTTTTAGTGATCCAACACCACGAGAAGATACTCCAAGAGTTACACCCTCACCGATAAGATTTTGTGCAATCTTACCCATAGGTGTAGAAAGTAATTGTGCCTTTCCAATAAAATTATTTCCTTCTTGTCGAAGAGAAGTAATCTTATGAGATACACGATCAAGGTTTACAGTAGGACCATCGGGATGTCCGAGTTCTCCTAATGCTCTACCTTTACTAACAAAACTTTCGTTGTATCTACCAACCTCTTTTGCAAGAGTTTGAAGTGGATACATTCTTCCATTACGATTTTTAATTTCACCTTGAAGGAATACACCTTCAATAAACATTTTCTTTTTATCGCCTTTTCCTTCGACGATAAATTTAACTCTTGAAACTTCCTCTGTAATTAGTTTCATTAGAAATCTCCTACTATTTGAACTTCTGAAATATGTGTTGCACCAGTTCCTCTAACTGCAACTTTGACAACTCTTCGGATTTCACCTACTACACCAGTAGCAGATAGATTGGCATCACCATAACCTAAAGTTACGGTTCCTGACTGAACTCCATTTATTGGATCTGGTCCTGTAACTGCTGTAACTGATGCACTTGCAGTATTAATACCAGAAGGTGAACATCCTGTTACTGTGACAGTATCTCCAACAACAAATGGTGATTCTGTTCCTGATGGGAAACCAAATTTAATTGCAGCAGATGCATTTGTTACTGATGCTGTTTGTATTGAAGCAACACTTTCCTTAAAAACCGTTGGAGTTTTAACAGGAACATATATGCTACTATTATCTGTTGCTGTTGGATTAGTTCCAACCTCAACAAATGCATCACCACCAGCTGGTGTTATCCTAAGATAACCCGACTTTAATGCGATAGATCCACTTGTTGCGTTTCCAGAAACAGATGCTATTTTTTGTACGACCTTAAAAGCTGCCATTTTTTATTTCAACCGTGATAGTGTTATTTATGATTAATCCTCGTCCTCAGTAGTATCACTTACTGAACTAGGTGTTCCAGGTGCTTCGTCTTCTACTTCTGCATCTGCAATCGTAGGGTCAAACATTTGCATAGCGACACTAGGTTTCTGAGAATTGATTTTCTCAGCAGCCTTACTATACAATGTATCTTTGATCTTATCTGTGACCTGTGCAGCAGATTGATCGGTTGCTATCAAGTCAAGTAATTCATCCATGTTCTTAATATTATATTAATATATCAGTGTTATTTATATCTCTGCAGACTTAACATCTTTTTGAAACTCTGCATCAGTTAGTTTACCTGCAGAGTCATCAGGATCTTCATCTGTTGGAACTTGACCTAAATCTCCACCACCTTCAAGTGGTTGTCCAGTAATTGGATCTATAGCACTTGGATCAGGAATTGTACCATCAGCAATTTCTTTTTTAATTAATTCGTCTTGCTCTTCAATTTCAGTATCAGATTGACGAAGAACTTTTGTTCTTACATAATGATTAGAATAATACTTACCAATATAAGGTTCAATTGTTGCTAATGTTCCAAGTCTTTCATTCATTAATTCAGACTCTTTTAATTCTGCAAATTGATTATCATATAAGAAATCATATTGAATATGATCACTTAAAGAATCCCAATCTTCTGGGGTGATAATATTCTTTAAAATTAATTGTGTTTTTAATAAATTACTGAATAGATTTCCAAATCTTTTTCTAAGTCTTCCTACAAATTTTGCAAACTTTAATTCATCTCTTAATATCTCTGATGATCTTCCTAAATTAAATCCACCATCACTTGCAATTCTTGATTCTGGAACACCTAATGCACGATATAATTTCTTCTGAAAATATTCAATATCTGTAAGTTCACCTAAGTTTTGTCCACCAGGTAAAGTTGTGATTTCAGTTCCTCTTCCACCTTCTCTTCTAGGTAGCCAGAAATCTTCCATCATCGACATAAATTTACGATCATCTCTGACCTCACCAGTATTTGCATCATAAACAAGTTTGTTTCTATAACGAGACATCACTTCTTTAAGATATTGTTCTGCTTTTACCTTTGGAAGATTACCAACATCAATGTAAAATATTCTTCTTTCTGGTGCTCTTGATAATCTGTAGATAACAAGACTATCTTCAATCATTCTTAATTGATTAAGTGCTTTGATTGCTTTATGTAAGTATGATAAACAAGTTCCTTTATTACGATCAAATAATCCAGATGTAACATGACATACTGAATCTTTTGCAATTTTAACTCCCTTATCACCACCACCACCTGACATCATTGTTGTAGGATAGTTTGGTTTTGGAGAGTAAATATAATACTCATCGATCTCAGGATATTGTGCTTTCTTAATCCCACTTCCTGCAAGTGGATCTAATGGTAATTTACCTTTATTATTTGTACCCTTTTCTTGACGAACAAATTTCATCTTCATTGGATCAACATATCTGATCTCTTGAATACCATCCTGTGGTCTTTTTGTGTCAATAACTTTTATGTAATATAATCTTCCATCAACATACCAGTTTTTAAAGATCTCATGAGACTTTTTATCAAAGTCCATCATTTCCTTAATACCTTTAAATTCTTCTCTAATCCTATCTTTTAACTTATCACTTGCATTTACGTTTGATAATTCTATTTCTACAGGAGAATCATATAAATCACTAACTATTCCTTCATTTACAACATCTTCAATAGCACCATCACATTCAGGATGTAATGACATTTCACGATATCTTTTAATTAAATCATATTCTGTACGATAAACACCTTCGATATCTACATACTGCCCATAAAAACCAGATTGCACAAAATAGTCAACCCCGTCCTCGTTACTACGGGGAACGGGTGAGACTACTGAATCGGGTGTATTAGCCGAGTCATCAATTGAGAATCCAAAGAGTTTTGCCATTGTATAACTATTTTTCTTTTATTATAGCACTATTTATCAGTTTTAACTAATGCTTTCTCCTCCAGCATTATCACCAACACCTTTGATTGATTCAAAGTATAGTACTTGTAATTCTACCGTAAACTCCTCTATTGTGTCAACTGTTTCGTAAGATAAATCCATTTGACTGATATTTGTTGGGAAAACATCATAGAATCTGTAACTTCTTAATGTAGATCCATCACGATCAAGTTGATGAACATAAGCATCTTCTTGATAGTCTGCTGGATTATTAGCACCAGTAGCATCAGATAATCTATTAATGGAGTTCATCCATTTTTCAAAAGCAGAACGGATTGAGAAATCAGTGTCATTGATAACTGTAATAGTCCATGTATCAAATGTTCTATCTCCAGCAATCTTTAAAATTCTACCTCTAAAGTTAACATCGATTGGAGTTATATTAGAAGCAGGTAAAGCTGCTGCTTTTACTAAGAATCTTGACTTATCCTTTACATCGTTGTCGATTGCTAATTCCTCTGGAAAAGCAAGTTCGACTTCAAATAGATTCGGTCTTGCACCACCACCAACTAACTTACTTTTAAAGTCAGTGATTCTTCTTAAAGGTGGTCTATTAAATTGGGTTGCCATTTTTTTTAATTACCTCGTTAAACAGAACCGACTACTTCCTCGAATGATACACCTGTTCGTGTAGCAACGAAGGTTAGACCGATGAAGTTAATGGATCTTGCAGGTTTGATGAATATGTCTGCGACAAATTCATTGTTATCTATGATTGCAGCAGTGTTATTTGTTTCATCACAGATAACTCTGAAATCAAATATTCCTCGTTTTGCCTGTACATCACGGAGGAATGGTTCAACAATGTTCACAAAGTTTGTCCTTGTGATTTCATCGTTAAATTCAAACATTTGATCTCTTGCAGCACCAGATATTGCATTCTCAAGGAAAATAAACAATCTACGAACGTTTATTCTGTCAAATGCAGATGCTTTTCCAAGT